GAAGCAACGACGCTTGCCATTATTTTGTGACGCCTTCTTGCAGGTTGAAATGCAGCGCCGCCATGATCGCCTCGCCCGGGGCCTGGTGCTCCATGTGGACGCCGATATGCGTGCCGTAGCCCGCGAACGGGATGCTCTGCAGCCCATAGGTGTTGTCCTGGATCGTGGCGCACAGCTCGAACAGATCGGTGCGGTTCGGCAGCATGCCGATGCTGACGGACCATTGGCCTTGGCACATCACGTCGACGCTCTTGATGCGCTTCCACTCGGTCGGGCTGTCGGCGCTCATATGCGGCGTGCGTATCGTGATCTTGCAGCTGTCGAACTCCGTGCGCGATGCGCCGCCGTAGAGGTAGATGTTGCCCGCGTTGTCGTCGCAAAAGACCATGTTGCCGATCAAGGCAAAGGTGCGCACGTTGAAGCCGGGACTAAGGGTCGACCACGCCGTGATATGCCCCGCGGGGAAATACGACAGCACATAGATCGTCGGACCCAGCGCCAGCCAGTAGCGCCCTTGGATCGGCTGCACCGTCGCCACCGCATGCGGTACGCCAGCCGGGTCGGACCGGATCTGCGGGATCAGCGCCAGATCGATCGGCGAGCCGACATCGTTGACCGAAGCCGCCAGATTGATGATGTTCGACTTGAGCGAGCGAACGCCGCTGTCGGAAAGAAACAAGATATCGCCCGTACCGAACTGCAGCACCGACTGCGGCGCGATCACGCCGACGCGCAGCAGCTGCCCCAGCGTGTCCTTGGTCGGGTCGGGATCGAGCGCCCAGATCTGCGTCTGCAGCTGCGACATCACCGCCATGTTGGAATAGTAGACTTCCATCGATATCAGCGGCTCGCCGAGCGGATCGTTGAGCGCCGTATTGATGAAGCCCGCGCCGGGCTCGTCGGTCGAGTTCGGATCGTTTTGCGCCGGGTTGTTGACGCCGCTGAAGCGAAGATATTTGCCGTCGAGGCGATACATCTTCGACTTCCAGGTCCGCGCGTAGGTGCCGTGCGAATAGCTGCTGTCGACTTCCAGCACCATCGCGCCGTTGTACCAGCAATAGGTGATGCCGGTGCCGAGATCCTGGAAGCAGACGAAGAACAGCTCGTCGTAAGGCTCGACATCGAGGATGTCGTAAGGGCCGGTGCCCGCGAACACGATGTCATGCGTGACGATCGGCACGGGGCACGCGCCTTGCGGGATCGCGGCGCCGCCGGTGTTGACGCCGAAAGCATGCAGCGTATCACGATGACCGAGAATGTAGAGGTAGACCGGCGGCATCGTCGTCATGGGGACGAAGGCGTAGCGCTTCTCGATCTCGCCGCCCTGATTGAGAACGGCATTCTCCAAGATGCGCAGCGAGCCGCCCGGCGCGGTCAGCGGTGTCTTGCGGACATCGAAGCCTTCCTTGAAATCGGTGACACTGAAGACCCGCTGATCCGGCATTAGCTGCTACCGGGACCAGACCCGTAACCAGGGGGCACGTAGTCGAGCCCCAGGACCGGCTGATGCCCCGGCCGGGACTGCGCGTCACCGCCGCCCGCGCCGATCGCGGTGGGCCGGACTTGCTTATGGCTGAATTGCCGCACGCGATGGCGGCGCAGCGCCTCGTTGGCCTTGTTGAGCTTGAGCGATGCATCCTTGGCGTTGTCGCGCTGCAGGATCTCGACCGCCGAGAACAGGACGATGATGTTATCCGGCAGCGTCGCCTCGTCGCTGTCCTCGATCATCTTGGTGACGGTCTTGGTCCCGCGCAGGCGGACGATCGCGTTCGGGTCCATCGCCGTCCCGTCCGGGATCGGCCACAGCTCGATCATGTTGGTGTCGGCGTGGTGCATCCATTTGCGCAACGGCCACGACTTGAAGCCGTCGTCCGAGTTCCACAGCACCATGTCATAGGGGCCGATGCCGTAGGCCAGCTCGCTATAGACCGTATTGATGAGCACCCAGATATGCGCGATGTCGTCGAAGGCGAGATCGACGGGGTAAGGGTAGTAGCGCTGGCCGTCGACGAGCTTGATGTCGCGATCGATGATGAGCTGCGGCCAGTCATAATCCTGGTACAGCTGGACCTGCGTGCGGTTGAGATAATAGAGCAGCGTGTCGCGATCGTTGACGCCATGCGCGACGTTGGTGCTGTGACCGACCTCGGCCCGGAGATCGGTCAGCATGTCGGAAAGCATCTTACCCATTTGGGTGTCCTTCCCGAACGAGCGCGAGCGCAGCGAGCGCGAGTGAGGGAAGCTTACCCATCGCGCGGGACCACCTTCGACGTGTAGTCCTCGAAGCCGGGGGCGTGGCTGCCGCCCGCGTTCACGTCCGGCAAAGTCGCGGCGACGCGCGCGGCGCCGGCGCGACGCGAGGATCCGCGGCCGCTGGTGTCGCGCACGATACGCGGCTGGTCCCCGGCTTGGGGCCCCAGCCCCAGCGCGTCGTCCTCGATCTCGTCCTCGTCCTGCGCATGCGCCGCGATCTCGTCCGGCGTCGGCTCGGTCTCGCGCGGGACCACTGGTCCCTCGGGCGCGTCCTCCGGCATCGTGAACTGATCGAGCGGGCGCAGCTTCGGATCGGGGCTGTCCGGCTCGACCGGGCGCGGCTTGTAGACCTTTTGCGTGCAGCGCGGGATGCTCGCATCCGACAGCGGCAGCCGCGGGCGCGCGCCGGGGAAGACCTTCTCGATCGTTTCCGGCGCGTAGATCGACTGCAGCCGCTGCAGCACTTCATCGTTGGGCGCGTCCCAAGCGCCCACGACATGGACGTCGGTGATCGCTTCCTCGCCGTGCAGGAATTGCAGGATCGGCAGCTCGGGAAAAACGATCGGCCGCGAGCGGTCGCGATAGACGATCGTGCTGTCGTCGCCGCCAAGGTTCACCATGCAGCGCAGAAGATGAAAGGCGGGCATCAGACGCCACCCCGCTTCATCATCCCCGACGACGGCGGCATCGAGGGCGGCATCACCGTATCGGCCATGCTGGGCCCCGCTGCGAGCGGGACTTTACGCGCGGGCAGCTTAGCCTGGCTCTTGCCCTTATCGGCGGCAACGAAATCCTTCGCGACTTTCTTCGGCACGCCGCTGCCTTTAATGCCGCCCGACGCAACCCCGTGCATCAGACGACTTTGAGCCTTGGATGTGCTCGGCATGAAATCTCCTTTGCTAAAGAGAGGACCAGCCCGCTTCGGGGTAGAGGGGTGGAACGGGCTGGCCCCCAAGTTTGTCGCCTACGGGGAAAAGGCGTCAGGCGATTTCGACAACAAGAGCGGAGTTGACCTGCTGCGCAACGATTTGCCCGGTATGCGTCATGCTCTTGTACATGACGAACTGGTTGTAAGGCCGCGCGGGCGTGAACTTGTGGTCCCACTCACCGTCTTGCTTCATCAGGTAGATGTGCCGTGGATCCCACCAATAAGCGCGCTTCGTGAAGCCGAGATCATCGAGCGTCGGGTCGTACTCGATCACCGTATTCATGAACTTGACCTGCCCCATGCTGCCGTCCTGGGGCCCCGTGAAGCCGGTCATCGTGTAATTGCCGTTCGCGCGCAGCTCGATTTCCATCGCACCGATGAAGGCGCTGCCCGCCAGCATCTTCGATGGCTTGCCGCCGTAGCGGATGAGCTGGCGATATTCCGACTGCAGGAATTGCAAGAGCGCGCCGCCGTTGGTCGTCGCCGACGTCACCGCGCCGCGGCCGCCTGCGGTGCCGAAAGCCGCCGTCGCCGCACGGTTCTGCCACCAGGTGTTGGTGCGCGCGAGCCCGCCGAGCGTTCCCGCGTTGGGGACTGCAGCGATGATCGACTGCATGCCCGCCAAGGCTTTCGCATCGCCGGTGCCGTCGCCCCACATCAGCGCGTTCATGCTGCGCGCATATTGCTCGCCGAAATCTTCGAGCTTGTCCTGCAGCAAGTTCACGAGGACCGTGACGTCGCGATCGCTATGGTTCGAGGTCGAGCTGCCGTCGCCTTCCTCGTCGGTGACGCTGATGCCGTCGATCTTCAGCTCGGTATGGGTGAGCGTCAGACCCATGTGATGCTCACGCCACGGGTAGTTGACGCGCTTGATATTGGCGGGCGTGTAGAAGCTGACCGTGTCGTTGTGGGTGTAGCCGACGACGTGATCGTTCACGCCGCCTGCGCCGTAATCGCCTTTCACCGCAAGACTGATATTGCCTTTGCCGCCGGGGAAAGACTTCGCGCTGCTCTCGAACAAGCGCAGCAGAGGCTTGGCCTGGATGCTTTGCTTGAAGGTGTCGCCCTTGTTGTAATAGAAATCCAATGCCGCGTTGGCGATATTGGAGAGTTCACCAGCGGTGAACGCCATGATGCTTCGTCCTCATGTCAAGATGGCCGCCGCGAGTTCGCGATCGCCATGACCACCGCCTCTCTGAGGTCGCGTGGTTGAGCGTTCGGCGTGCCGGTTGAGACATGGATGCTGGACGGACTTGAACGCGTCGGCCGCGGGGCAGGACGCACCGCTGCGAACGTAGCCTTGACCTCGTCATACGCCGTCTGCGTCAGCGCGACGGCCTCTTGCGGGGTGCGCGGCGTACCGCGCTCTTGCAACAGACCCTGGGCATAGCGGCGAACAGCACCCGCCATTTGGCCGTAGTCGGGGTCTCGTCGCTGGATGCCGGCTTCCCAGGTATCGACCGCAGCACGGATATTGCCGACGTGCTGGACCTGCTGAGTTGTCGCCACTTCCCGATTAGCGTCTTGCAGCCTGGCTTCGGCTTGCGCGGCGCGATGCCGCGTACGCGTCAGCTCCTTGGCCGTGTCTTCGTCGATCGTCCCGTCGTCAACCTGCTTCTGCAGATCCGGGTTGATGCGAAGACCCAATGCTTCCTGCGCCGCCATGACGTAAGGCGTCACACCGGCAAGAAAGCCTTGATAGTCGCCGCGACGGAGCGAGGCGCCGACGCCCAAGAGCATGTTGACGTCTTCCGGCGCCAGCTGGTGCTCTTTGAGATAGCCCTGCAGCTGCCGGTGCGTTTGCAGCTCCGGTTGCAGGTTTTCGACGGCTTGACGGGCTTCGTTGCGTTGACTGAGAAGACGCTCAAAGCGCCGACGCGTCTCCGGCCTGAGCTTCTTTAGCTCGGCCTCGCTCGGATCGGCTTCGGTCGTGGTTGCATCCGGCGGGGGAGTTCCCGCTTGGGCCGTAGCCGCTGCCTGGTCCTGAGAGACTGGTCCCGAAGGCTCGGCGTCCGCGTCCTGGTCCTGGGACAAGGAGGGGAGCGCTGTCTTTTCGGGGGTGGTCTCTACGACGCGTTTGACTGCGGCAAGCAATCCATCGCGATCTGACTGGCGGCTGTCGCCTGACGAGGGCGAAGTGCTGTCGGGTGCGCTTGACGAAGGCGCGGGAGAGCTGTCGGCCGGTGCCGGTGACGGCGCCGGTGTAGGTTCGGGTGCGCTCGACGAGGGCGCGATTACGTCATTTGTCTCGGTATCCGCCACAGGGCTCTTGCCGATCCGCTGGGACCAGCAAGATTTATGCGCTCAAGTGTTGGTTTTGTCTAGCGGTTGTGTCTCGCGCGGGACAAATGCCGCGAGACAAGGGCCCTAAGGCTTGAGCAGACAACTCGTCAGGATCTGGGTGAGCAGCTCGGTCCGGCGATCGAGCTGGCGCTCAAGAAACCATAAGGTTGCGCCAAGAAATATGGCGTTGATGAACAACAACATGATGAACACCGCTGGCAAAGACTTAACAATGCCGCCGCCGACATCAAGAGCTTTATGGATGACGTTCTGTTGTTGCTCGCCGTTCACGGTGTTGGCATGCCGGGATTACTTCCGGCGCCGCGCGGCATGCCGCCGCCGGTGCCGGGTCGATTGCCGTTGCGGCCGTAGATCTGGAGCGGCGGCACTCTGGGACCGAGCGGACCGGCGGTGCCGGGACCAGTCATCGCATTGGTTGCAGCTGCGGGATTGGCCCCAGCCGGTCCTTGCGCGTTCGGGTCCGAACCCGGTCCCGGCGGCCGCGGCGGACCGCGACCGGCGCCGGTAGGACCCTCTGGCCCCGGCGGTCCGCCAGCCGCTCCAGGCGCGGCAGGCGGCTTCGACATTAGCTGGTTGAGCGCTTCCATGCTCGGCACGCCTTCGGCGAAAGCCTCGCTGATATCGATGTCGTCGCCCATGCGGCGGATCAGCTGCCGCGCCAGCCATTCGGGCGAGATCCCGGGAATGCGCTGCAGGAGAGGCACCAGCTGCGTCAAGACTTGCACGTCTTGCTGCCGGTTCGGCGGTCCGTTGGCGCCGACGTCGACCTCAAGCCAGATGTTATCCGCGACCATCTGTTTATTGAGCTGCGGCCACACGGCGCCGGGACCGACCACCCGGACCACGGTCTGCTGGCTGACGTTGAGGACCAGGACCTGAGAGGCGGCCTGGGCCAGCTCCGTCATCACGTCGTTGATGTCATCGATGGTCGAGCTGAGATCGGTGTTCTGCGAGAACTGTGCGACCGAGACCTCGGTCGCGGTCGCGCTCGACGTGGTCCCCTGATCGGCCTGGTCCGAGCCCAAGACCCGCAAGACGTCCTCGAAGACCGGCTGCGTGTCGTAGACCGCGCTGTCGATCCCCGGCATCTTGATAACCTGCAGCACGTCGTCGATCTTCTGGCCGGGGGCCAGCGCGTTGAGTTCGAGCAAGGCGTTGGCGGGATGCGTGCGCAGCTTGTCGAGATCGGCTTCCTCAAGAAGCCCCGCCGCGACCGCGACCTTGGGCCGGTTGGCGCGGCGATGCTCGCGCAAGCCCTGGCGCGCGCGGTTGAGTTCCAGCTGCATGTCGCGGATCAGATCGATATCGCTCTGCGGAAAGAGCGTCTTCTCGTCATAGCCCTCGTTGAGCGTGACCGCGAACCACGGCCAGAAGCGCGTGATCTCGGCCTCGGGCGGGTTCGGCTCCTGCAGGAAATCCGGGTAGCCGTCGCAGACGATGTAAACCGAGCCGTCCTTGCGATTGTAGATCTCCCACACGCAAGCCAGCGAGGCCGGGCCATCGCTGTCGCGGCCGCCGCTATGCGGATCGCCCGCGGCGTAACTGCGCTGCTCGGAGCCGGGCTCGTAGCCGCGGCTCTGGCCGTCCTCGTTATAGGCGGTGTAGCTGGTCCCGATATCGACCATGTAGATTTCTTCGATCTCGTCCTCGGTCAGCAGGTATTCCTGCGCCACCCAATCGGCGCCCAGGAAGCCGCGCAAGGTCCGGCACCGCGTGTCGGGAATGATCGCCGTGCTGTCAGGGTAGTCGAAGGTCAGGCCCTCGCGCACGATCAGCTGCGCCTCGGCGGTGAGGCTCTGGATCGCGAGCTTCAATTCCTCGGCGTCGGCGCTGTCCTTGTCGATTTCCTCGTCGCTGAGATCGGCGGCCAGGCGCTCGATATTGGCAAGGCGCTCGCTCATATCGGCGATGCGATGCTCGATCTCCGGGCTGAGCTTCATCGCGCGCTGGAAGCCGAGCT